GTTAGTAATCCCGCAAATGCTTCTTGTTGATTAATACTACAATTGTTCAGGCACCATTGTAATTCTTTTATCCATTTACGAACAAAAGGATTATCATTGAGCTCGATGTCAAAGGACGCCTCGCTGGCGGCGCCTAGAACAACTGTAAGTTTCATTACTTTTGGCGATTACGAATCATTGCCAAAATGTCTTCAGCTCGCTGGCTGCTGGGTTTGGCTGCTGCAACAGGAGTAGGCGTTTCATCTACATCAAATGCCGGGATGTCATCATCTGTAATTGCTGGAGCAAGTTTTGCCACAGGAGCCGGTGCAGATTGTGCTGGTGCAGAGTGAGCTGCATCGTCATTGCCCTTGAAGCCAGATGGCTTGTAGTAAGCACCCCAACGCACTGGATCATACGCTTCACCGTCAACACTGGCTTCAAACATTTCTTTAATGATGCGCAGTTCGGCTTCGCTGGGCTTCTTGGGAAGGAAGTCAGCAAGATTGTACAAACCAAATTTTTCAATTGCGGCTGCTTCATCTGAGGTAATAGCAGATTCTTTACGGGCCCAGCTGGAAGTGCTGTAGTCAGCGTAACCACCTTTACTGGTCTTTTTAACAGTAAAGTCCAGACCACCTTCGTAGTCAGTTGGCAGATTTTCCAACTCAGGATCCATCAGCGCATTTTTAATCAAGTTAAAAATTTGCGGGCTGATGATGAAACGACGAATTGGATTCTCTGGAGTTTTGTCGTCACCGATTGGATTGTCACGAACAAAACCTTGGAACAAGTAACTACGCTTCTTCCAGTATTTGTTTGCTGTTTCTTTGAGACTTTCGTCTTTGTACCAACCACGAACTTCTGCCAGCACTGGGCAAGACTCGCCCCACATTTCAACGCAAGGAACTTGCACGAATGTTGGTTTGCTATCTGGCTGACCTTTGATACCAGCAAACGGAAGTTTGATGATCAGTCGTTCAATCCAGAAAAAAGTGTTTTTGGTGTTTGCATCTGGGAGGAATCGGATGCGGGCTGTGGTGCCTTCTGCGATGTTCCAGTGCGGATAGATAGCGTTGTCGCCACCTGATTGTGAGTTACCGCCTTGACGGCTTTCGCTTGCTTGAAGTTTTGCGCGAATGTCAGCTAAAGATGTTGCCATGATATGTTCCTTTTAAGTTAAGATGGTCTTTGTGAGTCAGATATACTCTGCACCGTTGCATTGTATAACATATGTATTTAGTCTGTCTAGTCTAAAGGTACATATTTTGTGGATCACAGTGCAGTATAACAGCACTGTGTCGGGAAATCAATTTATTTGGTTAAACCCGCAAGGCGCTGCATATCAACCAAACTGTTTGCATTTTCCGAGATTCCTGCGTCGGTTCTGGAAAGATCAACATCGACTGTGGTGCTATTACCGGATCCGTAGCCGTAATCATAAATGCCAAATCTAGGCATGGTCATCGAGGAATCAAACTGCGCGATAATATCTTTGGCTCGTTCTACTTCTTCTCGGCTTTCGAAATAGTAAACTCCATTTTGGAATCTAAAATCGAATCCATTGTCATTAAACAATTCTGCCAAAGTTTGATCTTCAACATCATCGTCCATGACATTGCCATCCATATCTCGTTCATCGTTGACAGCATTGGCCATTGGGCTGTTGACATTGACTCCGATTTCATCTTCTTCGATATCTCGGGCGTGATCCGAACTGTATCTATTTTGCTGATCAATTGGATTGTTACTGGTTTCGTCTACTATGTTGTTGGCCCATGATTCAAATTCGTCGCCCACTGCATCCTTGCGTGTTTTGTAGGCACGATGTACAATGGGCAGAGCATCCATGAGTCTATCGTCAAATACTCTACGAACAAATCTTTCTCGTAACGAGTCCATGTCGATATCGTCTTCTTCTAATTCTTCGGGCTGCCATAACGCACGATATTGATCGTAGCCCCGTTGACTGCGAATAGTAAACAAGTCTCTGTGTAACTTGCCGTAATGGTCAATGGCAGTTTCTACCATCGCACCAGTTTCTTTATCTTCAAACTGTCGTCCGCGCATATTGCGAACAAAAGTCTTCAAACTGTTCATCTCTTTGATAACTCTGACTATGTGTTGACCAAACTCATCATGCAGTGCTCCGCCGTTTTTTGCATGTCTGGCAATTGCTCTTGCGCCGTTAAATGTGGTGCCGTCTGGACAACGAACTCGTTCTCCTAGGGAATTCTCAATGTAGAACGCCTGTATATTGCGGCTTCTTGCACCGGGTTTAGTGTCGTCCACAATACGGTTTTTGTGTCGGGCAATGATACGAACATCATTGCCCAGTGATTCGTAGCTGCTACGGCTGGTGCCATACAGTTTGCTTTCATTGACTGTGATATCTTCTTTATCTAAGACCTGTGCATCCTTGTTGGCATGCTTTAAGTCTTGCAAGTTCAGGCCGCTCTTGGCTATGTCCCGGACATCAAAACTTAATAAATTACGCTTGGCGAACAGTCTTAGATTTTTTAAAAATGCAAACCAATTTTGCTCGTGCTCTTCAGACATGGCTGCGTCCATCTCTTTGTCAAAATAGACTTTAAGGTTTTGTTTGTCTACTAAACTCAAAGTAACATTGCCGTAATTTTCGTCATCCACTGAAAAATCAAAGTTAAAGAATCTAGCTTTTTCAGGATCTAGTGTGGCTTTGGCATTTTCATCGCCAATGCTGACTCCGTCGAATCTGCTGCGGATTTTGTCAAATAAGTTTTCGGCAATTTTTTCAATTTGGATCATAGTTATATATTTATACTTTCGGGCATAACCAAGTATAGCTACTAATTCTGTAACTGTTGGCGGGCACAGGGTTGCTCATTCCGTGCATCTGTTGTGGACCGTTTATCATAATATATCCAGTGTTTTCAGTGTACGGCGACTGGTATCTAATAGATCCATCTGGATTATAAAAAACTGTGCCCAAAGCAGAGTTATCAACCTTCAAATATATCTGCATACTTGAACTGACGCCCAAATTATCCAAGTGCGGTGCCATCGAAAAGCCGGGCAGGTCCAGCCAAAATCTCGTATCACAAACTGCCATATCCAACCCAATATTTTTTGATATGAAGGGCAACTGTGCTCGTACACAGTTTTCAAGTTGTGCATATATAGAATCTGGAGCACATATCAGTCTGCGTCTAGGGTACTCAGCCTGCCAATCTTCTTTTCGCCAATCGGTTTGCAAATGATCTATCGCAGCAAACTCTGCCAACAATTCTTGTGGGTATATGCTGTCAACTTGAAACAAGTTGGCGGTGCTGTCTACTACGGTTATATTCATGTCATGATAAAAGGCATGGGCATCAACATGTCCTCTGAACTATCTTTAAGATGCTCGTCTAGATTAGGATCAAATTCTCTCAAGAATGTGGCCATGCGTATGGCCAACAACATACTCATGACCAAATCATCAGTCTCACCTATTTTGGCTGCATATCCACTGCCCGAAGCAACGAAAGTTTTTAATTCACTGATCAATGATTTACTGGCAATATGTAATTTTCTAGTTTCTATTAGATTTTTAAACTTTGAACAAGCACTGAGCTTGGACTTATTAGTTGTGGTAAATCCTTTGCGGTATCGTCTGCTGTTGCCGGCGCGGTTGGGCTCACTTAGGAAAACACCTTTGATGTTTTGTTCTCCAAATTCTTCAATTGATACCAGTGCTGCTTCTCCCAGCGTATTATTTTCAACACTGTAATACACATCAGTATCCACTCCCGTACATTCTGTAAGGTATTTTGTAATTTCTGATAGAATTTTTACCTGTTGCTGTACCGGTGTTTTGTTATGCTGCCACTCACCAATTTGTTTCATCGAAGGCAATTCTATTACTTGGATGGCGCTGGGATCTCCGCCTGTGCCTAGACTAGGATCCAGCGCCACTATGTACACACGGCCTTTTTCTGGTTTCTTGTACCAACGAACTTGACCTTGTTTTAATATCGGGTCAATGCCAGCCATCTCAGTTAAGAAAATAGGATTAATCAGTGTTTCGTCAAAGATAATAAATTCGCATTCCATTTCTCGACGGAACCGCTCTTCGCCCAACTGAGCTCTCATTTCTACAGCCCATGCTTCGTCGCGATCCGGATGCTCTTCCCATTTGCTACGATAAGCACGGAAACCATTGGCGCCCAATTCTGTTTCATTTCCGTATTCATCTAATCTTTTGTTGGCCTGGCGCCAAATTTGTGCAAACTGATCTTCATCACTGTTGGGAGTGGATGTGATAATACACTTACCACCAGTGGCCAGCGTGGGAGCAATGGAAGTCCAGAACTCACTGGCAATGCTGGGACGAACGAATGCAAACTCATCGCAATACAGCAATGATATACTCATACCGCGACCAGTGTTTTCTGTTGTGGTTGCACTGACAATGCGACTACCGTTGTCAAAGTCAATTGACCCTTTGTTGTAGCTGGTGACACCTGCACGAATAAAATTGGGCACCGATTCATATGCGTATCGAATGCGTTGCATGATCTCTTGAGAGCCCGTGTACTTATGGGCTGCAACTAGCACTGTGGAGTCAGGAATAAACATTGCATACCAAAGTAGATATCCTCCGGCTGTTGTTGTCTTGCCAGTCTGACGAGGCATCAAACTGATACTGTATCTATAATTGTGATAGGTATCTACCAGCCGCCTTTGATATTTGTACGGATTGTACTGTAATCGGCCTCGGGTTGGGTGCTGAATGTAAAAGTAATTGTCCAGAAAATACTGCGGGCCCGTGACGGGATCAGCACACCGAATAATCTCAGCTATCTGCTGTTCAGTATAACTTTCTTGCATATTCGGTTTTTTGATTAAAACC